GAAGTCAAACGCAAGATCATCCTGTTGAGCAACGGCGCGGTTGTTCGCGCGGACGACCTCAAAAAGCCGCTCATGCTGCCCGATGGCTCGACCGTGGAAGCCATGGCCGCCTACGAAATGCAGGGCATTACGCCCATTCGAGAACGCGAGGCAACGGATCACACGGTAAAGCGCCGCGTGATTAGCCCGGTTGAGGTACTGGAAGAAACCGATTGGCCTGGCAGCATGATTCCGATTTGCCCGGTGTGGGGCGAAGAAGTCATTCACATGGGCAAGCGGCATTTCCGCAGCTTGGTTCGTGACGCGCGCGACCCGCAACGCATGTTCAACTTCTGGCGTAGCGCGACGACTGAGCTTGTGGCGCTGGCGCCGCGTGCGCCATGGCTTGTGCAAGAGGGGTCTATCCCCCCGATGGAAGCCAGCAAGTGGAATAGCGCAAACACGCGCAGCCATGCCTACCTGCAATTTCGCGGCGACACGATGCCGCAGCGTCAACCTTTTGCCAGTGTCCCGGCTGGCGCGCTGCAAGAGGCGTTGAACGCCAGCGACGACATGAAATCGATTATGGGCATTTACGATGCCAGCCTCGGCGCGAAGTCCAATGAGACAAGCGGCCGGGCGATCATGGCTCGCCAGCGCGAAGGCGACGTGGGGACTTTCCATTTTATCGACAACCTATCGCGTGCCATTCAATACGCGGGCCGCGTGCTGGTCGAGATTATCCCTGGCATTTATTCGCAGCGCGAGGCGGTGCAAATCCTTGGAACAGACATGGCGCCGAAGGTGGCCAAGCTGACCGCAGAAAGCGGCGCGCCGGCCGTGCAAAATGGCGAGGGCGGCAAGCTCTATAACATCAGCGTTGGCAAGTACGATGTCGCGGTGAAGACCGGCCCCAGCTTCACAACGCAGCGCGAGGAAACGCGGGAAGCGTTGACGTCGCTAGCGCAGGCAGCCGGCCCGCAAGGCGCGCTGCTCTTTGGCGACCAGATTGTACAGAACATGGATTTTCCTGGCTCGGAAATTATGGCGCGGCGCTTGAAGGCAATGCTGCCTCCCCAGGTGCGAGCGGCCGAAGAAGATGGTGGCGACGGAATGCCGCCGGAAGCCAAGATGCAGATTTCGCAGATGCAGCAGCAAAACGCGGGCTTGCAGCAGCAGCTTCAACAGATGGGCGGCGAACTGCAAAGCAAGCAAGGCGAGCAGCAGGCCAAGCAAGGCGAACTGCAAATCAAGGCGCAAGAGGTTGCCATCAAGCGCGATGAGCTGGCGTTGAAAGCGCGGGAGTTGGCGTTGAAAGAGTTTGAAGCGCAAGCCCGCGTGCAGATAGACATGCGAGCCCGCGCGATGGAAAGCCACGCCGAAAGCGAAGAAAGCGGCGAGAGCGAGGCGGCGCAGAATCAGGAAAACCAGATGCTGCAAGGCATTGCTCAGATGCAGGCGGACATGATGGGCGCGATGCAACAGCTAACGCGGATTGTGAGCGCGCCGCGCAAATCCATACTTCTCCGCGATGAACAGGGCCGGGTGGCGGGCGGGCATTCGGTAATCGACATGGAGGCGGGTGAACCCCAATGACGTTGCAGCTTTCGACCACACTTCGCACGACGCAAGCGAGCGGGCTCGGGACGGCGCTTGGCACCAATTTCACCGTCAAGATTTTTACCGGCACGCAGCCGGCAAACTGCGCTGCGGCGGATAGCGGAACGCTTCTGGCGACGTTTAGCAACGTCAACACGGCGGCGGCGGCATCGGGCGCGCAAGCAATCAACGGCACGCCATACAGCGCCACGGCAGCGGCGGGCGGAACCGCCGGCTACTTTCGATTTTACAACGGTGCGACCTGCCATATGCAAGGCTCGGTTGCGACGTCTGGCGCCGATATGACAATCGATAATGCCACGGTGACAAGCGGGCAGACGGTCAATTTGACGGCGTTTAACTACACGCGCAACGGGGCCTAACGCATGGATTACGCTGCGCTAAAAATCGAGATTGGCAAGCCGGCCTATGCCGGCTTTACCGACACTCAGATTTCGACTGCGCTAAATGCTCCGGTTGAGGCATATCGCGATGTTCCGGCCGCCGAGGTTCGCGCCGCGCTAGTTGAGTGCCGCAACGGCGAAGCTTGGGCCGCAGTCCTGAAATGCTCTCGCGGTGATGCTTTCGACAATCCCTGGGCTGCGGCAAAGCAATTGGACGATGGGCAGCGCGACCCGCCGCAAGTGTTTCTGCTATCGCGGGCTACCACGCGGGCGGCATACTCGGCGCAGGTTGGGCATCTTGTTGATGCCGGCGTGCTGACTATGGATGAACGAAACGTCATGGCCGCGCTTTGCCGCACGACCACGACGCGGGCGGCGCAACTAGGCTGGGCTCGCGCGCTTTATCCATCTGACGTGGCCGCAGCGAGGATATACGTCAATGGCTAGTCTTCTCACGCTTGCCGCTGGCGGCATTTCGTCTTGGACCGCGATCAGCTTTGGCACCAGTGCCTTCAATTCGCTGGCAGCCAATTCCAGCGTTGTCGCATCGGCGGCGGTTGCAAACGCGACCAATCTGGACCCGTTTGCGGATATTTCGTTCGTAATGACGGTCGGCGGCACCACGGTTGTTGGCTCTAGTTTGAGCCTGTTTCTTCTGCCGCTGAATCAGGACGGCACTACCTACGGCGACGGCCGCACGACAAGCAGCGGCGCCCTGTCTGGCGTGTTTCCAGCCGGCTCCTACCTTGCGGCGGTTGCTGGCGTCCAGGTGGGTGTGACCTCGGGCAATACTGTTGTTGGCACATTCCGCCGCGTTGAGCTTCCTCGTGCTGACTTCCTTGTGGCCATCGGAAACGGGCTGACTGTTGCGCTGGCCGCTTCGCCGGCGGTGACTATCAAAATCCAAACGACGCGACTGAACCTGAACGGGTGATGCGCGACCGGCTGAATCTCTTAGACCCCCGCTTTCGCGGGGCAGTCGCTTGGTGGCCGCTGCAAGGCGACGCCATGCCGCGCCATTTGGCTGCCCCGATGGGCGCGCGGTCTGCGCTTACGCTTCCGGCTGGCGCGAGCTTTGGCGCGATTCCCGGTGGGTACGGCATCAGCCTAAGCGGCGCGGCAAGTACCACGTTTTCAACAGTCACTGCCACCTCGCTTGGAATGTCGGGGGCGACTTCTCGCACCTTGCTTCTAGAGTTTATTCACAAAGGCGACGGCACTACCACCACGCAATGGTTGTGGGGCGCGGGCACAGCGTCTGTCACAAATCAGCTTTTCGGCGTGATGATGAACCTTTTTGGTTCGCACATGCTGATAAACTGTTACGGCTCGGGCGATTTCTTTTTTAACGTCAAGCCTACTACAGACGACGCGCTTGTAAGGCTGGCGGTCACTTACGACCCGGACGCGGCCGGCGGAACGCTTACTTATTATTATCGCACTTTGCCGCTTGCTGGTGCCAGCGCCGGGATATGGTCGGAAGGCAGCGGTGCTAAAACCGGCGTTGCGCTTGCGACAGCAGGTAGCGGGCCAATCACTCTCGGCTATCGTCAGGACGGCAATTACGCCGCGACTAACGCGCAAATCGCTTATGTCCTGAGCATAGGCGGCGTTGCTTGGACGGCGCACGAGGCGCGCGAGACGCTTCGGTATCCTGATAAGCTTTGGCAGCAGCCGCTGCCAGTAACGCTATCCAAAGGCGATTCAACCGCGTCGTTATCCGGCGGCGCGACCGATGATGTTGACGCCAGCGCAGGCACGATAAACGCGGTTGCCAGTCTTTCAGGGGACGCCACAGACGATGCCGATACAAGCGCAGGCACGCTTGCTGCGGTTGCTAGCTTGGCAGGTGGCGCGGCGGATGCCGCAGACACGTCTACGGGCACGCTGGCAGCGATTGCGGGGCTATCTGGCGACGCCACGGATGGCGCCGACACAAGCGCCGGCACGCTGGCCTTGTTGGCGTCACTATCCGGTGGGGCAGCAGACGGTGCCGATGCCGGCGCGGGCTCGATTGCGACCGACACTACGCCACGCAATCTCAGCGGCGGCGCGACCGATGATGCAGATTTAGGCTCGGGCAATCTCGTCGGACCGCCTATTGCAACGGGCGGCTATGGGGGCACAAAGCGGCGCGCGAAACCGTGGCATGTGCGGCGCCCTGACGGCGAAGACGAGTATTTCGACGACCCACAAGCGGCATGGTTTCGGTTTAACGAGCTATATGCCGAGCCCGCGTCGCAACGGACCAAACGCGGGCCGCGCAAGATTAGCGTGGGGGCGATTCCCGCTCGCGCGGTGCAGTTTGAACAGACCGACGCCACGCGAGATTTTGCCAAGCTGGCGAGAGAAATCAGCGCGCAGCGTGAGGCGACAGCCTCCGCTCGTGTGGTGGCGCAGCTTCGCGCCATAGCAATCGATGCGGCCAGGCGCGCAGCCGACCGCGACGATGAGGAGGCGGCAATGGTGCTGCTCATGGTTTAAGGAAACACAATGCTTGACGACACCGAAGCTACCGCCCCGGCGGGGAGTAGCGAGAGTGAAACCGTCACACACGCGGAACCCGAGGCGCCCTCCCCCGAAGCATCCGAACAGGAAGCCTCGGGAGAGGGAACGGAGGGCGAAGGCGAAGCCGAAGAAATCGAGTTTGATTTCGGCGGCAACAAGCTGCGCGTTCCAAAGGGCGCAATCCCTGACGAAGTAGCCGAACAGCTTGAAAAGTTTACCAGGGGAAC